CGCCGAGGGAGGTTGCACCGAAAGTGCAGACCTTTTCCCCGGGATCAGTGTTCGAGATGCATTTGCTGTCAGTATAAGGAACTCGCTAATAAAGAAATTTGTTAGCGAGGTTGATCCTGAAGCCGACAGTCGTGCTCTCGATAAGTTCTTATCGGTTAATGACCGATGTAAGAACTGGACTCTTGCTATTGACAACAGCAAGACCGAGACTCTAGTAGGACTCTTAAGACAGGTCCTATATGAGTTTTGGTACAAGCCTTCCTCAGTTCATTCTGGGGGTGAACCGTTATTCGACCATCCTTACGATATCCTATCACTAGGACGCGTAGGGCCTGGCGCGAATATTGGTGCACGGGGTGGAAGCTTCTTCGCGAAGCTATTTTCCTCCCCTCTGACTTGTAGTGATCCTTCTCTGTACTTTTGGTACAGCCGGTACATAAAAAGCTTCCCCGAGTGGGCAAATGCGGAGAATATCCGAATCGCCAACTTTGGGTCTGCCTCTGTACAAGGTAGTAGTCGTCTTAGCTTCGTACCTAAGAACGATGAGATATCACGAGTTATCTGTGTCGAACCTACGCTGAATACATTCTTTCAGTTAGGTATCGCACGGATACTTGAGGACCGACTATACGAGAGATTTGGCATCTCCCTGTCTAGTCAGCCTTTCAAGAATCGTGATCTCGCTCGCCTTGGTTCGATCACGGACGGTCTATCTACGATAGACCTATCCAGTGCATCGGACTCGATGTCCGTAGAAATGCTCCGGTACTTCCTCCCAGCTGATTTCTTTCGTCAGCTGATGAAGTATCGGTGCAAATCTATAGATATCAAAGGGCGTGGTACGGTTGACTTAGGGATGATCTCAACAATGGGGAATGGTTTCACGTTCCCCTTGCAGACCATCCTTTTCAGCTGTATCGTCATCGCGTGTTCACGTTTCAGAGGTTTACCTCTTGACGGGACGCGCTCAGACAGATTGTGGGGTGTCTTCGGTGATGACATAGTATGTCCGCGTGAAATTACAGCGGATGTCATATGCCTTCTTGACACTCTCGGTTTCTCTGTTAACGATGAAAAGACCTTTGTTGAAGGTCCGTTCAGAGAGTCCTGTGGGTCTGACTTCTTCAACGGAGTCGACGTTAGGGGTATCTACATTAAAAGGGTAGATACCCCGCAGGCTCTCAACCTAGCGATTAATCAGCTTATCCGCTTCGAAACACGAAGCGGGATCTTCCTTGGACAGACTATCAAACTGCTCTTAGATAACCTAAGAGTGAAGCTGATGGTTCCTCCATACGAAGACCTCTCGTCCGGCATACATGTGCCCGTTTCAATGATTCGTAGTACTTTCAAACGCCACAAGGATACGCAGTCCATTTCATATGAACTGTACGTTCCTCGAGCGCCAAAGTACTACATCAAAGACGGTTACATATTATGTCCTCGCGGGAATAAGTCGCTTATTTACAATCCTTCCGGGTTGTACCTAAGCTTCTTGCTAGGTGAGGTTAACTCTAGTTCGTTCGGGGTTAGGAAAGATCCCGTTCGATACTTGAGGAAGCGCCGCTACTCATCCTCTTGGATGGGTGTCGGTGTC